AACTTCAGGTCGTCTAGCTCATCCTCACGCGACTCCGAGTACGCCGTCATGGCCATGTCCAGCCGCTGACGCGCAGTGGCTAGGATCTCGGCGTCGCCTTTCTTGGCGCCGCCGTTTGTGGCCACCGACCTGGCTGCGGCGATACCCGAATAGTCTTGAGGCATGGTTACTTCTTGGGTTTCGGGGCAGCGGCAGCGCGTTTAACGCTGTATGCGATAGCAACTGCTTGTTTTGGAGGCTTGCCAGCCGCCATTTCGGCTTTTACGTTGGCGCGAAAGGCTTTCGGGCTTGGTGATTTGACAAGAGGCATGTTTTGCTCCAAATACGCAATTACGCGCCCATCCATCCAGATGAAGCCATTGATCTGTCGCGCATTGTAACGGTGCGGGGGCGTTCTACACGCTCGCGGCTTGCCACGGGGAAGGCAAACGTCACCGCCAGCGCATCAGCAGCGTCGGGGGAGGCCAATCCGCGTGATTTCATGTCCTTTTTCGACTCCAGAAACATCCTACCAGACGAGTCAGGCTTGGTTTTGGGGCCAGTCAAGTCCGATTTCAGCTGCCTATCGTCTGGAATCGACCCGGTTCTGAGCCACTCGCGCATGGCGCCCCACAACTCGGCGCGCTTGTTGCCCCACATAACGGGGTTCTTCGACTTCCAGCCAAAGTTCACACCGCGCACCTTATACCGCTGCTCGGTGAGGCGGTCAAGGATGCCGTAACCCAGTCCACCCTCGTCAATGACGACCAGCGCAGGCTTGAAGTCGTCGATGGCTTCGATAACGTGCCCGACCACCGTCATGGTGTCGTCGCCCTTGTACCGCCGAATCTCCACGATGTCCCGCCCCTGACGAGCGACGATGACAGTGGAGTCCGCGCCACCCCGGGCGGGGTCGATGCCTAGCACGATGGGTGCGCTGGGGTCTTTGTACTTGGGCCGCTTCGCCGCCTGGTTCGCAAGGTGCGGCCCGATGAACTGGTCGTCCCCGGTGCTGGGGAACTGCCCGTAGACCTCGACGCGGGCCTGCGGGCTGTCCTCACCATGCTCGGCGATGATCTGGTCGTAGATCGCCCGGTCGGTGCCCTCAACGCTGCGCGAGTCGATGCTGCGCGTTGTCCAGAAGTCCCGCTTGCCGTTGAAGCACTCGTAGAAATAGCCCGATGGCCGGCGCGGGTTGCTGAACGCGAACCAGTACCGATGCAGGACTGGTTCAGTGAAGAAGCCCGCCGCCACGGACCAGATGCTGTCGGGGATGCCGCTGGCCTCGTCGAAGATGACCATCATGCCGTCGTGATTGTGTACGCCGGCATAGGCGTCTGGGTTCTCCTCACTCCACAGTTTCCCCTCGGCGCCCCAGTACCGGGTGCCCTTCTTCAGGTCCCGCTCGACAAGCTCCGTGATCCACGCTGCCGGTGCGAGGTTGGTAGCCGATGGTTCCCACCAATGGGCGTTGATCGCCATCGTGGCCCACTTGGTCAACTCGCCCCAGGTCACCTTGCGCAACTGGTTCTCGCTGTTCGCACTCACCACCACGCTTGAGCCGATCTTCGTCGAGAGCATCCACAGGATGAGCCACGAGACCAGCGCGCTCTTCCCGATGCCCCGACCCGATGCGATGGCCGTGCGCAGAGCCTGCAGCACGGCGTCGGGCGCCCTGTTCGTGCGAATGTGCCTGGCGATCTCACGCAGCACCTCGCGCTGCCACGCACGGGGTCCGGTGAACCGCTCCAGAGGTGTGTCCTTCTGCCCCCAGGGGAATACGAACATGACGAACGCCTCGGGGTCGTTGGCCAGCATGGGCGACCAGAGCTGGCTCATCAACTCCTGCTCCTCCTGGGGAGCGTAGCGAGGGCGTTGTGCGGGCATCAGTCGTTGTCGATGTTGTCAGTGCTATCGGGCGCGGGTAGTGCCGCAGGGTCGTCCACGTCAGTGATGTCCTCAACGAGGGGCAACGCGGCGATGCGGGAGCGTGCCTGCTCCAGTGCGGCGGTGATGCTGATCGATGTGGACAACTCAATCTGCTTGGTCTCACCGTAGGTTCTGCGGTTGTCGGCGCTCATCAACCACTTGTAGGTGTCAATCTTGATCTTTGACCGCGCAACGTCCTCGGCAGTGTCGTCAGCCTCGGCGATCTCGATGATGCGCCCTGCCCACCACTCGGTGCGCAACTCCTTGGCTTCCTTGTAACGCTCCATGCGCCGCGAATCGCGTTTGATCCACTGCCAGAACGCCGCATAGTCGATGTCGCGCATGTCTTCAGCGACGATGGATTTCAAGCTGCGCCCGCAAGTAATCTCAGTCAGCACCCGTTCAAACATGGCGTTGAATGTGGCGTCAAGAAGCTCGCGAGTAAGTCGCTTGCGTTCCTGGGCATCGAGAAGATGGGTGGGGACGACTGGTTGCGGCTTGGGGTCAGGCGCGACGAGTTGTGCCCGAGGGGTTAACCAGTCGGGCAGGAATGGGTCTGCGGTTTGAGACTGCTCCATGCGATTGAATGTATCACGGGTTCTGGGGTGCATGCGAGGGTTAGGGGTGTGGTTTGGGGTGTGGTTTGGGGGAGTAAGAAGGTATCTGACTCTGTGTGTAAGAGTTTCAAAAAAATTATGAGAGTTTGTGGGGGCTCCACAACTGTGACCGGCCGGCGCCGGCCCCCTCCCCTCCCCCGGTCGTCCGTGTGCTGACGATCAGCATGCTGACGGCTGCAGCGCACCAGGGCAGCATGCAGCCGGGCATCAGGGCGCTGTGGGTGCGACATCCAGGCGCTGTGGGGTGCGCTACCAGGCGCTGTGGGGTGCGCTACCAGGGCGCAGTGTCAACCGCTGCGACACTGCGACACCACATACCCTGTTCTGTCACACCCCACAGCGTCAGTGTTTTATCGGGCGCTGTGGGGTGCGGTTCCGGGCGCTGTGGGGTGCGGCCCCATGCGCTGTGGGGTGCGGTTCCGGGCGCTGTGATGCGACGGTGTAGGGGTGCGACGATGTGACTTTGAAAAATGCGAACCTATGGTTTGATGATGTTGTTGTTGTTCCCGACGCTGTGGGCACCCACCTGATTTCTGTCACAGGGGTGCAGCCGATGCCACTCTGTCCAGAACTAGTGCTTGCACAGTCTGACCCGTACACTGTATGATGCATCCATGCGCTGCACCCCGCAGCGCAGCAACCCCGGAGATAGACCATGACCAAAATCGAACGGATCTTTGAATTGCGCGCCATGCTTGATGAGATCAATCGTGCAGCCGACATCACCACCCTTAGCTGCATTTATCTGCGGTTTGTGGGATACGACCCGTTTGAATCGCCCGATGATGATCTGGATGATCTGGACGATGTCCGGATGACCCTCACGGACTACTTGCGCGAGATGGCATGCTCGGTCGGTGTGCATTGGATGGACGTCGTTGGGGGTGCACAGTGAAGAACCCCAATTCCATCATCGTCTACGATGGCCCAAGCATGATCGATGGCAAGCCCATCGTCGTGATTCTCACGGGTCTGGCCGCATCGTCTGAAAACTCGAAGACCGGCGACCTAGTGCAGAGCTTCATCATCCGATCGGACGTTGCTCCCACCGATGCACTGCGCACGGGTGACGATGCATCGATCTGCGGTCAATGCCCACATCGGCCGTTGATTGTGCGCATGCTGCAGCGCGCTGGTCTGCCTGCTAGCCCCTGCTACGTCAACGTGGGCCAGTCTGTTTTGTCAGTGTTTGGCGCCTATCGTCGCGGTTCGTATCCCCGCGCCACCAGCATTGGACAAGTCGCCGCGTTGCTGCACGGTCGCAAGCTGCGCCTGGGCACCTACGGCGACCCGGCAGCGGCGCCGGCTGAGCTTTGGGCTTTGCTTGTCTCGCTATCGTCTGGCCATGTGGGCTATACACACCAATGGCAAGCCGTCGGGTTCGACGTCGCCGCATGGGCGCCGCTGGTGATGGCTAGCGTTGACAGCGCTGCAGAGGCTGCGCAGGCCACCGCCATGGGCATGCGGTACTTCCGCGTCAGCATCGGGGTCGACCGTCAGCCGGGTGAAGTCTCATGCCCTGCTAGTGCAGAAGCTGGTCGTAAAGCGCAGTGCAGTGATTGCCTGCTGTGCGGCGGCACGTCGAAGCATGCTCGTAGCATCGTGATTGCCGATCATGCTGCAGGCCACGAGAAACGCGTGGTGATGCTGCGCGCAGCCTGATACCGCGACAGGCACCTACTGCCCCTGATGGGGGCAATGGGGGCATGTCGCCCACCATCGTCTGATCATTAATCGTCAACCATCGGAGACCATGACATGTC